CGGCAGGGTGGGCTAGTGGATACAGCGACGCGCATTGAGTCTGAGAGCGACTTTGCCGACACTCCGGCGGGTATGGCGCAGCGCTGGTCGACCGAAATTGAAGCGGCGCGCAAGGAGCTCGAGAAGTTTCACGAGGACGGCGACAAGATCGTCGAGCGTTACCTCGACAAGCGCGACGAGTGGCGCCGGGCAGAGTCTCGGGTGAATTTGTTCTGGAGCACGATGAAGGTGCTCCTCTCGCTCCTTTACGCGCGGCCGCCGAAGGCGGATGTGTCGCGCTCGTTTCTTGACGCCGAGGACGACCAGGCGCGCGTGGCGGGTACGATCCTGCAGCGCTTGCTCAATCGCTCGTTCGACGACAACGTCTCGCAATGGGACGCCGCGGTACGCGCCGCGATCGAGGATTGGCTCGTGGTCGGACTCGGCCAGGTGTGGCTGCGTTACGAGGTCGAGACCGAGGAGCGCGAGCAGCCGGCGGAGCTCGACCCGATCACGGGCGAGGAGATCGCCCCGGCGGGTGTGTTTGAGGCGATCGTCAACGAGGACGCGCCGTGCGATTACATCTACTGGAAGGATTTCTTCTGGTCGCCCGCGCGGACGTGGAACGAGGTGCGCTGGGTAGCGCGGCGCGTGCACATGACGCGCGACAAGCTGATCGCGCGCTTTGGCGAGGAGATTGGGCGCGCGGTGCCGCTTTACACGCAGACGCCGCGCTCGGGTTCTGACCAGACGCCGCGGCACGACCCGTGGTCGGCCGCTGAGGTCTTCGAGATCTGGTGCAAGGACACGAAGAAGGTGTACTGGCTCGCGAAGGGCTTTGAGGTGATTCTCGACTACAAGCCAGACCCGCTCGGCCTTGAGGGGTTTTTCCCTTGCCCGAAGCCTCTGGCGGCGAACGTCACCTCGAGCAACTTCATGCCGCGCGCTGACTACGTTTTCGCGCAGGATCAGTTCGACGAGCTCGACGAGATCAACACGCGCATCACCTGGCTGACACGCGCCGCGAAAGTGGTCGGCGTGTACGACAAGTCGGCCGACGGCCTGCAGCGCATGTTCCAGCAGGCGAGCGAGAACCAGCTGATCCCGGTTGACAACTGGGCGATGTTTGCAGAGGGCGGTGGCATCCGCGGCAAGATCGACTGGGTGCCGATCGAGGCGGTGACGAACGCGATCGAGCGCCTGCGCGTCTACCGCGCCGACAAGACGCAGCAGATTTACGAGGTGCTCGGCGTCAGCGACATCATGCGCGGCTCTACGCGCGCTGGTGAGACGGCGACGGCGCAGCAGATCAAGGCGCAGTTCGGCTCGACGCGCGTGCAGCTCTCGCAGTTCTATGTCGCGGAGTGGATCACGCACGCGCTGCGCATCAAGGCGGAGATCATCTGCGAGCATTGGCAGCCCGAGACAATTGTGCGTCGCTCAAACATCGAGCGCACGCCCGACGCGCAGCTTGTGGGTCCGGCGATCCAGTTGCTGAAGGACGAGCGCGTCGCGCAGTACCGCATCAACGTCGAAGCCGACTCGATGGCGGCGATGGACTGGAGCGCCGAGCGCGACAGCGCGGTGCAGTTCCTGCAGGGTCTCGGTGCGTTTGTCTCGCAGGTGCAGCCGATGGTGCAGAACGTACCGGGCGCTGGTCCGTACTTGCTGCGCATGATGCAGTGGGCGGTCTCGAAGTTCCGCGTCTCGACCGAGATCGAGAGCGTGCTCGACCAGGCGATTGCCTCGGCGCAGCAGGAGATGATGCAGCCGAAGGAGCCGCCGCCGCCAGATCCGAAGATTCTGATTGAGGCGGAGAAGATCAAGTCGAACGAGCGTATCGCGATGATGGAGACGCAGTCTGACGAGAAGGTGGCCGCGTTGAAGGCGACGCTTGAGCTGCAGAAGATCGAGATGCAGGCGAAGTTCGACCAAATGGCTGCGCAGTACGCGCAGATCGCTGACTTGATGGGGATGGTCCAAAAGACGAACCCCGTGCTGCAGCTCGACAACTTGGCGAATTCCGTGACCGACATGGCGCAAGGCAACGCAGCGCAGATGCAGCAGCTGATGCAGGCAGTGACGAAGAAGCGCCGCCGCGTTCCGATCCGCGACCAGATGGGCGAGATCGTTGAGGTGCGCGAAGTCGACGAGCCGGATCTCCCGGCGCCGATGCAGGTGGGCCCGCCGGGCTCGCCGGTGATGAACTGAGGTAAGCAATGGCTGACAACGTAGGCTACACACCTGGCGTCGGTGCGACGGTCGCAGCAGACGAAATCGCTGGCGTATTGCACCAGCGCGTGAAGATCGGCGTCGGCGCTGACGGCGCTGCCGTTGACGTGTCCACGGCCAACCCGATGCCGATCACGGCACCGTCGGCCATTCCGATTAGCACTCCGAGTGCCATTGACGTGACGGTGGGCAACTTTCCGGCGACGCAAAACGTCAACATTGTTGGCGGTTCAAGCGGCAACGCCGCTGCAGGCGCGACTGGCGCGGCGGTTCCGGTTTCGGCGGATTACATCGGCATCAACGTCGGCGGCAATCTGCAAGGGGTTAGCGCGACCAACCCGATGCCTGTGTCGGATGCTACTGCTGAGGAAACTCGTCAGGACATGGTGCTGTTGTTGACGCGAATGCTCAACTACTTCAACGCGCCAATGGGCTATGACAAGTCCTTGCAGCGGCAGCGCGGTACGGTATTGATTGAGTCTGGCACAGTCACAACGGTGACGACGGTCACTACGGTCACGACGGTTGGCACTGTTACGACCCTGAGCAACATTGACGGCTACAACGCCCGAATGCAGATTTTGGATCAGAACCGAGTTGCGTGGGCACAGTGTGTCCGTGCGCGAATCACTTGAGGTGACGAATGGCTAATACATTTAAAAAGGTCATTGACACGCTGGTCTGGCGGCAAGTACCGCCGATGCCCAACGCCCACGCGGCTGCGGCTTCGGTGTGCAGTGACTTGCGTAGTGATGTCTCGCGCAATCCCTTTGTGTATCAATTGGTCAGCAACGCGATTTTGAACCGTTACAACATCGTCACGAAAGGCTCTGCGTTTGCGGTTAACCCCGGACTCGGCGGTACGTTTGGTGCGGGTGCTGCCTCGGCATTTATCCCGTCATTTGGTTTGGTAGGCACGATTGCGGCGGGTGCTACCACCACGTCGGTCACGCTGACCACGGCTTTGCCCACGGCAGTCGGCGTCAATATGCTCGCCAATCGTGGCGGCTCTGGCGAGTACGGATACAAACTTCGCATTATTGACAACGGTGCAGGCGGATCGGGCAAGACTGCCGAGCGGTACATTACGGGCAACACGGCCAGCACCACGCCTGTCATCACGGTGTTGTCCACCTTTGGATTCACGCCTGTCACCGGTTCGCGCTATGAAATCGTCGCGGGCCGTGTTGCGATGCTGTCTGCTGGTGCCTTGGCTGCTACCTCGTGGCGTTCATTTGAAGTCGCCAGCAACACGCTGGCCTCGATGACGCAGACCAACCTTCCAGCCACCATCGGCACCGATTCAAGCCTCATGGTGCTGGACGAGCAGTACGTCCCCTACGACAACTCACCCGGCGATGGGATGATCAAAGGCGCGTACAACTACGACACCGGGCTTGTGTCGCGTTATGCATTGACGGCCACAGCCACAGCGGCGGGTACTTTGACGGGTCAAGCCACGTTGGGCGATGCGGTGGTGGCAGCGAACGAATTTCGTAACTTTCAGATCCGAATTGTTGAGGATACGACCAACACTACCGCTGTCGGTCAGCGACGCATCATTGCCTCGCACACTGCTGGCACAAGCCCTGTGTACACACTCGGCACCAACTGGACGGTCACACCTTCTTCGACTGCGAAGTACGTCATCGAACTGCCGAACTTGTGCTTGCTTCGCTCGTCCGCTACGACGACGGTGTACACCTACAACTACACCGACGCGACGATTAACAACGGCACGAACAGCATTGCGGCGAACGCTTGGAGTACCACCTACTTCGCTGTAGCCCCCGCTGCAAATGCTGCGGGCGGTATGTGGGCACCGAGTTTTGGTATTGTGCCGGATCAGAACAGGTATGGGCGGCAATCGTTCTGCTACTTCTTCCGAGGCGGCGCGGCGACGCTGGATTTGTTGGACATTGCTGGATCAATCACGGGGACGTGGACTGCTGCGATCACTTACGACGGCTCGCCCGGCGCGTTGCCTGCGACTGGCTCGGGTGGGTGCTACAGCCCGTTCGACAATGAGGGGCGTATGTTCTACATGAACCTTTACGTTGCCTCGCAGATCAGCCAGATGTACCGGTTTGATGTCGAGAATCGCGTGCTGTCGGTGTTTACGCCGACTGACTTCCTGCAGTCTGGCACGGCTGCGCTGGGTAATCGCGTGGCGTGCTATTGCGCCATCGACGGCACGGACACTTACGACACTGTGTTCCTGCAGTCGCATTTGTCGACCGTGGCGCAGGAATGCGTGGTGCTGGTATGAGCCTTGCTGAGTTGATTCAACTGGTGCAAGCCAAACTGGCTGCGCTTAACTCTGCGCGGGCATCGGCTGCGGCTGTAGGCGACATCAACCAAGTCGTGCTGCTGGACGTACAGATTGCTGAGACTCAGTTGACGTTGGATCAACTCAAGACGTTGGTGTAACCATGTTTTTGACGCTGCTGCAGAGCAGAGTCACGCCGCCTCCGCCGGTAGTCTTTGGCGGTGGGGACGACGCTCCGCGCCGGCGGCAACGTGAGTTCGAGGACGAGCGCCGAGATCGCGACGAACTCAAGTCGCTGATCAATCGCCTCGTCGAGCCGGCGAAGGAGTCCGAGTCGGCGCAGGTGATTGCGTCTGACGATGGCGTTGCGGTGCTGCCAAAAGGCCGCGACGCGTTCGCGATCCCGATCCCGCCGCAGTTCGACGCGGCAGAAGTGACGCGGATGGTGTCGGATGCTCTCGAGCGCATTGGCGTCGAGGTGCGCAAGGCTCGCAACAAGGCTGCCAGGGCGCGCGCGCGGATGGTTCTTGAGCAGTTGATGCGAGAGCAGGCGATGCGCGTAGCCAAGCGCCGCCGCGAGGAAGAGTGGCTGCTGTTGATGGACTGAGGGTCAGAACATGGACATGCAAACGGTGATCGAAGAGCTGCGCCGGCGGGGCCGAAACATGGTCGCGCTGGATACGCCGGAAGATTCT